GGCAAAAGGTTTAATGGCATTGAAATTTGTAACAGATACAATGCTCTCAGGATAGGTTCCGTTCTCACGCATTTCCTTAACTTTATATCTAGTACTAGTTGCCACACCTACGAAAGGAGCTAAATAATGCCAAGTATATTCAAACTCACCATGATATGGTAGACCACTAGCACTAGCGGGATTGTTATTAAGTGCTATTGGAACAAAACGTGGAACATGAGGAACTTGGAAATAAGCCTGACCATTTGGTGTATAATCGACAGAATTCATGGGCAAATACTGCGGTTTCTGAAGTAAAGGTCTCACAGAAGCGAAGCTTTCACCCCAAAGAACCTTATCGAATGGATAGTCTGTGCTGGCTGGTACTAATTGGTGAGTTTTAACCATAATATCAGACTCATCACCAACTGCTCCTGACTGGTACTGCAAATTATCTAGAGTAAGATTATAAGTAGTATTATTTGCATGAAGTACTAGATCAGGTGATGGTGAACCAAAGCGCATATTAGGAGCAGCGCGATGGAAGATTAAAATGGAAATAGATGGAGTATCCGCACCAGTACCTTTAGTGGCAACTAATGGATTAACTACATTGATGGTGAATCTTCCATTATAGTTCATGCTGTTGTAAACTTCTGTAGTAGCAGTAGATACCAACACTCTAACACTAGCAGGTTGTTGCATAGCAAAACCTATATTAAATTGATGACTTTCACCAGGGGCTATAGAGAAAATAGAATTTAAATTTAGATTAGTTATATCACCTACTGGTATGGTACCAGGATTCCAACTGACTTGCAACGAACCTCTATGAAATTTAGATCCTAACGGCATGATCAAATACTCCATATCACCACGCCAAAACTGAAACGGAAGGCCTACATAACCTGCCGGACAGAGTTCAAGGGCACCTGTAGAAGTGTTACCTACAACTTGAAATGGAGTGACTGGATAAGTCTTAAGAACAGTTTCGGTAGCTTGAGTTCCAGCCCAAGTTATTGTATCTAAGTAAGTCCAGTGTTGAAAGAGATACTCAAATGAGCAAGGATCAAAATCTCCAAAACCACTACTCAAAGTAGGATTATATGACAACGTGTTATTCATATAAAGAGCTGCAATTTCAGAGATATCTTCACCATCAACATTAGCTATATTACTATGCCCAACCACTTTCACAAGTTGAGGAGATTGTATAGTAGTATCTCTAGTAAAACCAAAATAATCTAATACACCACCTAAAGATGCAAGTCCTCCAGCTATAGGACCAGCATATGGTGCAAGAAAAGGCACAGCAGCTGCAACGGAGCCAGCCATTCCAGCAGCTTTCTTAGCAAACTCGGAACCCTTCATTCCTAACTTATCTTTAACCTTACTATTTATCTTATCTCTAGCCTTATGAACATTAGAAGATTGATAAGTAGGTACGGCAAGTTCACAACCTTCAAGACGAGCATACACTTGAATTGTTGCTGCAACATCAGCTCCTACTGCATTCCCAATAGTGGACCAAAGGTATAAGGCACCATTGTACATTCCGGTCAAACCATAAACGCCATCAGTCGTAGAGACTGAAGCCCATTCAGTGGGTAAAATAATAGGCAATGTCACTTCACCATCATTACTCAAAGCAAAGTCTAAATTAACATGTGGAACATGCATCAATTGTTGACGAGCCAAGGTCCCAGCGAAAACTGGTTGATAACCAGCAGGCATAGGACCACCAGTTGGTTGGAAAGATAAAGTCGCCATACTATAAGCACCAGGTTGGGCTATAACTACAGCAGTGACTACTAAATTTCCTTTAATATAGGCATAATTTCTCAATTTGTCAGCGACAAAAGAGTTAGCCTGCCATAAAGCCCAAGGGTCTAAAGTGGCTACAACACCAACAGAAGTTGCACTACTCAAGGAATAAGTAGCAATTTTAACATCTCTATCTAACGATTGATCCAGTGGATTAGATGGCATTGATTGTAAACTTCTTAAAGTAGTTGACAAATCAGACTTTTGCATAGCATTAGTAGCCTGAATGTCTCCAGTATTATGAACCTCCATAGAGGTAGCTGCGTTTACTGGAACCGCAGCAGTATTAAGTCCTGATGGACTAGCTAAAACATCTGTCATTTTTGTTGATTGGTAGACGTATTGTGAGGACGTCAACACCTCCTGTGGAATTAAGTCCAC